CGACTTTTTTTACTGTCTTTGTGGTCTTGATACCAAAACTAGTAGACCTTTTAAATCCACCAGAAATACTTTGACCTTTAATATGATGATGTTCTAACTTGTATATGTTTTCGTATTCCAAATCATAGTGCAGAATATCGACAACTTGTTGACCAATGTTATTGGTCTCAACCAGAGCATACGCTTCATTGTACTTCTTTGCAACTGAGAAAATTACAGTCGGAAAGAACAATAAAGGCAATTTATTATTCCTATATTTAGCCACCTGTTTATAAGGTATTTGACTTGCATCTATGACATTGATTGTTGAATAGTCTAAATCAACACCTTCAGCACAGTCAATTGTGGCAATATACAAATGGTCTTTAATAGGTTCTTCGTATATGTCAAGACCTTCAATTGAAGATATTGGGTTATGAAACGCAAGACTTCTCAGTTTTACACCAGATATCAATGTAGCTGATGACCCAATGAACTCAGTTTCAAACTCTTGTCTAAACTGTTCTTCACTAGTGTTTCTAATAGTCTCATTCTTCCATTCTTCATCTCGACCAGGAACCATTGACCAATGTACTTCAAGTGGTTTGTAAGTAGACCTGCCTTCTATTGCATCTACCCACATCTTATAGAACATGTTCAAACCATTAGGGGTTGAAACAATAATAACTTTTGTGGTCTTACCAGAAGAGATAACAGGGTAAGTAGAAGTAAAGAAATCTTGTGCCATGTTATGTTGAACGAAAGCAAATTCATCCAAAAAAACTAGGTTGTAAGTACCTCCACGAACACCTGATGCAGAAGTCGCATATGCCCAAATCATTGAACCATTTTCTAGTTCAATATTACCTTTGTTCCAAGTTTTAATACCTTGTTGTAACCACAAAGGTAGATACTCATATGCATATTGAATTCTACCAAGAATCTCTCTCGCTAACGAACCCTTGTTTGCTAAGATTGCAACCTTATAATCAATATTAAACAATACTGACCATAACATATAGCCTACAGTTGTGGTTGTTTTACCAACCTGTCGAGGCATCTTAGCAATACAGAATCTATTATTATGAAAAGTGCTAACCATATCCTCTTGGAATGGCCACATGTCAAATGGGATAAGACCTTTATCCACATTGACAATCTTTACATAATTTTTAATGAAGTAAATTGGATCTTCAGAACACTTTACAATCTCTGCAACTTGTTCTTCGGTATAGGATATTTCTACCCCTAACCGTTTTAAACTCGCATTACCATTATAACCGCCACCTAAATCTGACATTTTATTTTGTAATACTTCTCAACATCCACGCTTTCTTCTGATGGGCGCCAAGAAGGTCTTGTAAAAAATTACTAACAGCAGGTTCACCAGCTTGTTCTGCCAAAATAATACCTGCTCTTAATTGCATAATATATTTGTCATTATCTGCCTTCAATGTAACAAACATTGTATGTGCATCTGGCACAGTTGTCGCTTCTTCAACGGCAGACAGTTCTGTAAATCTTGAAAATGAACCAGGTGCATAAGAATCTAAGTATCTAATGTGTTCTGCAATCAAATCAGTTTGTGCAAAAACTTCAGTATAAAATGTGTTTAAAAAATCATGATACTGAGGAAAATTTGAACCTTCAATGTTCCAATGATAGTTGTGTGACTTTAGGTACAAAGCAAAATTTGTACCTAAAATTACTTTAAGTTGTTCAATTAATTGTTCCATGTTTATCCTTGTTCTTTAAAAATTTGACTAGTTCTGTTGTAGAGCCAACAAAAACTGCCTTATCTACATTTATGTTTTTTGCGTTTTGTGATTCACCTGTTAAGTCTCTTTTTCTCTTTTGTACTTCAAGTAAATCTTTATTTAAGTCTGATAAATTTTTAATTAATCCAGCGGCAACTTCATATGCTCTTGGGTGTTCTGATTCTTTGGCAACATGCAAAAGATTATCCATTGCAACATTGCCCTTTGTAATTAGTTCTCTGATATTTTGTCTAGCAAATTCTGCATCATCTTCAACAGGAGTTTTTACTTCTGCTGGTAATGTTTCAAATTGAATTGGTTCTACATCCAAAACTTCAGATAATTTTTGATTCAATTTATTCATGATATATTAGGAAAATTAGTTATAGTTTCTGAGAACCCAAACTCATCATCTGGTTCAGAACTAATTGGATTTGGTGTAGTGACAATCAATACCGACTTTAATGGATTTGTATCCAACGATGTAATTGTATAAGTTGCATTACTACTATCACCAACAAGAACATCGTTGGCACTTAAATAATCATTTAGATAACCAACAACAAGAGTTGCTGTATTTGCCGCACCGGCAGCATTGTTACTAAAATATAAAACTTCACCATGAATATTTTTATTTGATACTCTTACTGTTTCATTTGTCGCAAAGTAACCAACACCATTTGCATAATTTACATAAACTTTCTGTGCATCTTTTGTTCTTGTTTCTACATAGATACTTGAATTTGCTTGTCTGATAACATCACCAGAAAGAACTGGTGGCCAAATATAACCTTTTGCAGTAAACTCTAAGTCCCAAATAATTAATCTTGTAGACATTAAGTCACCTTCATATTCTGTTGTTGTGTTTACAGAATTGAGAATGACAGGCATATCATATTTTTTACCCATTGATGGAATGAAATTAATTGTTACATTAAAGTCTGGTGTAAAAAATGGTAAAATTTGTTCTAAGATTTGTGTGCCATCTTCTGTGTTTCTTACATAGATGGATAAAGAAAATGAGAAATCATATGGAACAGGAACAAACTGTGTCTTAACAGTTGTTGAAGTTTCAGCTGCAAAATTTCTTAATGTGGATGGCAACTTTCTGGAAACATCATAAGACATTCCGGTCATTTCAAATGACATTCTAGGAACAGTAGTTGCGATAGATTTTGTTAAAGTTGGGTCTGATGCCAATCTAACCAAATATTTTTCTTTTGCACCATAATTTAATGGTACTTTGAATTTTTCATATTCAATCGTTCCCGCTTTATTATATCTGACAGTATGAATGTCATTAAACATTGTACCAAAAGCAACAACAATCTTTCTGATTGTTCTATTATAAAAATGTTCATTACCTAGCATTATGCTTCACCAAATGGGTTGTGTTCTGAGAAGTCGATGATAGCATCCGCTTCAGTTTCAATTCTTGTATTATCTACCACATCTTCAAACGCATTATTATCGAATGCTGTATCGTCAGGTATAGATGCAGTAGTAAATCTTGCATTAGATGTTGCACCAATTGCTAATGTATTATTTGCAAATGTACCCATCACTCTTACAATATCTAATCTTCTTGTTGTACTGTTCCAAGTATGTACAGTCGCTTTTGCGTTTGCAGAAGCTAAACTAGCACCTTGATATACAATTTCATCTTGTACATATGTGCCAGAGCCGCCAGAGGCCATAACAATTCGTTCTCTTTGATATGCATCTCTAATTTGTTCATCAATTTCTTCAATACCAGTGTGTACCAATTCTTGTGAGAATACAAATTGTTTACACTTCAACGCATATACATAAACATTATTGCCACGACCACGGCCTAATGTATAAAACATTGCTTGATTATTTTCGTGTTCTACTTGTGTTATCTCAAAGAAGTTTTGAATCAACGGAACATAAATTAAATCACCTTCTCTAGGTCTAAAAAGATTAGATGCACCAGTTGTGTATTTAAATCTGCGGCGAGAAACTAATAGAGTAATCTCATCTCTAATTTCAAGGCCAAACTTGGACATGAAGTCACCTTCACCATCCATACCAGTAACATTCTCAAGGTACATTTCGAGATTGTATGCAGTAGTATATTTTTTTAATGAATCTTCACCGTACAACATGTCTTCTGAATCACCAGAAGTTCTTGGTAGATAATAAACATCCATGCCATGAATTTGCATCGCTTCAATAACCAAATCTTCAACCAACAGTTGTTCACTGGTGATTTGATCCGCAGGAAAATTATTGAAGTAAAAATTGGTAGGCATAGTTAACCTGTAAAGATTTCACTAGGCAAGCTACCCATCTGATACATTTCTTCTTCCATTTTGTTAATCTCTTCAAGTGCTTCTTGCATAATTCTTGGACCATCAAATGTAACACCACCTGGCATTTGAATACCAGCAAACTTAGATAGATTTGAACCCCATTGATATTTAATCTTTGCAGTTGCATATGCTTTTAAAAATCTATCACCCCAAATATCTGAGATGCCTGTTTTTGTTATTGATACTGAAGTTACATTTGCAGTAAGATTATTTGCACTAACTGTTAATTCAGTTGGTGATTTAATTCTTTGTACTTGATACTCTGCACCAGAAGACAATAAAATAATATCATTCTCTAAAAGTTCTTGGTCAAATACTGTGCCTGTTCCAACTAAAGTGTTTGCGGAAGTATTGCCTGTTACAGTACCAGTTATTGTAATTGTATCTGGTTGCATTTTTCTGTAGCACTCAACAACAACATAATCACCAACTTGAAAGTCTCTTGACCAATCAACATCTAAGAATAATCTATTTTGGTGTCTATTAAATCTAAATTGTGGAGTGCCAGAAAACAATAAGTTCAATGTGCGAATATGTTGCATTGTAATTTCATATGACACATAAGACACAGATGTAAAGTCATATAAATCGTGCAATCTTAATTGATATCTCAAGTCAAACATATTGACCGAAGAACCAGATTGGTCAAATGGAATAATACCAGTTACAAATGTAACAGCATCAGGGCAATAAATCCATCTTCTATTAATATCAGTTTGAGTGATTTGATGCTTCATAAAAATCTTTTCGGTGCCATCATAATGATAGTCCGCCCAAAATGCTAATGCATCATCAATACGGTCAT